CTTTTTTAATGGGTACTTTGCAGAAGTAAATCTTGACGGTTTTAGTACGGATGGTATGGTGTTCGGAATAGGTAAAATGTTTGACTTCCATAGAGGATGTTACATTGCACCTGCATTCAATTACGATTACGATGCGGAAACTGTAAATTTAGGCCTTGGATTTGGTCTAAAGTTTTAATAACTGAGTATTAACAATAAAAAATTAGAAAACATGGAACATGTATTTAATATGGTAAATGGATTTGTAAAAGGACTTTCAGGTGTTTTTATGGGAATTATTCCATTAGCAATTTTATGGTTTGTATTAACTGGAACTTCAGTTCTAGGATTTGATGTAGTAGCTAATTTAAATGTTCTTGTAGATTCACTAGTAAATGGTGGATTTATAGGATTAATTGTATTAGTAATTTTAGCATCATTTTTTACAGATAAATAATTAGTTATTAGCTAAAAAAGAGAAAGGCGCCTTAGGGCGCCTTTTTTGATCTTTTATTATATGTATCGCAGAATAAACATACGGACTTTCTAATAAGCCGTCCCTGACTAATTTATAACCCTATTAAGGTTCTTAATAACCTTATTTCCCGTATAATTGATTAACGAGACTCGAAAGAGAAAAAAACTATTTAAAAATGGCAAAAAACATTTTAAAAGAAGCTATCGCTGACGCTAAAGCTGTTCGTGAAGTTGCTCTTCAAAACGCAAAAAACGCATTAGAAGAAGCTTTTACGCCTAAACTTCAAAGTATGTTATCTTCTAAATTACAAGAAGAATTAGATGAAGATATGTACTATGATGAAGATGAAGATGGTATGGAAGAAATGATGTATGATGAAGATGAAGATGGTATGGAAGAAAAGATGATAAGAAAACCTAAACATTTAGAAAAAGGTGTAAGTGGATCTGATGATGAAATTGATTTAGAAGAAATTCTTAATGAATTAGAATTAGAAGAAGGTGAGGGAGCTGACGAAGAAGACGAAGAAGATTTAGAGGAAGCTGTTGGGTATCCCAACTATCGTGCTGACCAAGTACAAAAAGTCATTCACAATGCTGAAGACATTAACCAAAGTTTAAACGAAAATGCAGACTTTGATCTAGATTCACTTCTTAAAGAAATTAACGATTTAGAAGATAATAAAGAAATAAATTTATCTGAAATAAAAATGCCAAAAGGTAAAGCCCGAAGGGGAATGAGAGTAAATAGACCACAAAGAACCGTAAATAGAGCATTAAAAACTCGAATTGCAGAAAATAAAAAAAGACAATCTATTAAAAAAGGATGTTCTGAAAAAGTTTCTGAAATTAATTCTTTAAAGTCACAACTTTCTGAAACCAAAAAAGCTTTTACAAAAGTTAAAGGTGAACTTAATGAAGTAAATTTATTAAATTCTAAATTATTATATGTTAACCGAATTTTTAAAGCTAACCACTTAGATGATTCACAAAAACTACGTGTAGTTGAAACGTTGGACAAAGCGGGAAGTACTAAAGAAGCTAAGTTAATATATGAAACAATTAAAGATACTTTTAGAGTTGCTAATTCTAAAAAAGTATCAAGTAAAAACAAAGCGAGATCATTAAAGGAAAATTTTAAAGGAATAGCTTCAAAATCAACGGGTCAATCAACGGCTCCAAGAAAAGCTATTATTTCAGAATCTGACAATATGATAAATCGTTTCCAAAAATTAGCGAATATTAAAATAAATCAATAATTAATAAATAATTTTAAAAAATGAACACAGTTAATCAATTATTAGAAGGTGCAAGCCCTTATCAAGTCTTACAAGACCAAGCAGGCAAATTAGCAGGCAAATGGCGTAGGTCAGGCTTATTAGAGGGAATTGACTCTTCTACAGAAAAAAACAACATGGCAATGTTGTTAGAAAACCAAGCAAAGCAGCTAGTAAATGAAGCTGGTGTAAGTGGTGGACATGGTGCTGGTACTAACATTTCAACAGGTACTGGTGAAGCATGGGCTGGTGTTGCTCTTCCATTAGTACGAAGAGTATTCGGTGAAATTGTAGCTAAAGACTTAATTTCAGTACAACCAATGAATTTACCTGCAGGTTTGATTTTCTACTTAGACTTCCGATACGGATCATCTCATAATGCTGATGGTAAAACAATACACGACTCTCTTTATGGTGCCGTTGAAGATATGACAAGAACAGATGGTAACTTTAACAAAGGTCTTTATGGTACAGCAACGTATGGATACTCAATCAACTCAGCTTCAGTATTATGTACAGATGATACATCTGCAACTGGTAATACAGCATCAATGGGTGCTATTTTAGAGGGTGTAGGAGCAGGTGGAGCAGATACTTTAAATAACATAGATATCTTACGAATGGATACTGAATTCTCAGCATCATATGCTGGACAATTTGGTGCTACTTTAGATAATACTTCAGTAACAGATAATATTAGAATAGCAAAAGTACCAACAGTTTCAGCATCAGGATATGATGCAGATGCTATTAGATCATTTACTGTTCAAGATGTAGGTGGATCTAATATTAAGAAAGTATTCCCACAATTTACAAGAATTAACGGAGCTAACTTTGAATTTGTTGTTTCAGCAGCAGCTGGAGCTGACCTTTCAACATTAAGACTTGAATACTTCAAGAAACCTGTTAATTTAAATGATGTAGGTGATTTCGAGGCTTCAGGATCAACATTCCCAGCGAATGGAGTATCTGGCCTAGCAATTCCTGAAATCAATGTTCAAATGAAGAGTGATACAGTTTCTGCTAAAACACGTAAATTGAAAGCACAATGGACTCCTGAGTTTGCTCAAGATCTTAATGCTTATCATTCAATTGACGCTGAAGCAGAATTAACATCAATCTTAAGTGAATATATTTCAATGGAAATTGATTTAGAAATCTTACAAAACGCAGATACAGTTGAAGGATGGAGTGCTAAAGTAGGACATGATGCTAGTGTAGCTTCAAATAACACAGCAGCTGGATCTACTAATCCAAACTTCTCAATTACTGATGGAACATCAGGTGTATATTACACTAAAATGTCTTGGTTCCAAACTTTAGGTGTTAAATTACAAAAAGTTTCTAACTTAATTCACCAGAAAACACTACGAGGTGGTGCTAACTGGATGGTAATTTCTCCAAAAGTTGCTACAATTTTAGAATCAATCCCAGGATTTGCTGCTGACTCTTCAGGAGACAAAGACAAATTCAACATGGGTGTTCAAAAGATTGGAGCTATCAATAACAGGTATACTGTTTATAAAAACCCTTATATGACTGAAAACGTTATCTTAATGGGTTATAAAGGTAGCCAATTCCTTGAAACAGGTGCAGTATTTGCTCCTTACATTCCTTTAATTATGACACCTCTAGTGTATGATCCAGTATCATTTACACCTAGAAAAGGTATCATGACTAGGTATGCTAAGAAGATGGTACGACCAGATTTCTATGGTAAAGTATTTATTGCTGATTTAGATCAAGTTTAATAACTAATCTAATCAGATTACTTGGAAAGAGCCGCAATAGCGGCTCTTTTTTTTATATGTATAACCAAACGTTACATTATATGCCTAAACAAAATATAGAAAAAAAACCTCCAAAAGGTTCGGTAAAATTTGCATTAACATTATCTAAAGAGCAAAAAAAAGCAAAAACTGAAATTTTAAAACATCCTTTTAACTTTGTTGTAGGAAAAGCAGGTAGTGGTAAAACACTATTAGCAGTTCAAGTAGCTTTAGATCAATTTTTTAAAAGACAATTTAATAAAATTATAATTACAAGACCTACAATATCTACAGAAGATAATGGATTTTTACCAGGTTCAGAAAGAGAAAAAATGGAACCTTGGTTAGTACCTATTCGTTCAAATATGCGAAAAATCTATAATAAACCTCCTGTATTAGAAAAAATGGAAAGTGATGAACAAATTGAATTAGTATCATTAGCTCATTTTAGGGGTAGAACTTTTGATAATGCTGTAGTAATAGTAGATGAATTTCAAAATTTAACAAGACCTCAATTATCTATGGCTATAGGTAGATTAGGTAAAAATTCTAAAATGATATTTTGTGGAGATTCATATCAAATTGATTTAAAAGATAAAAACCATTCAGCATACCATGATATGTCAAAACTAATAAATTCAAATTATGTATTTAAATGTGTTCTAAATGATAGTCATAGACATGATTCTATAGATGAACTATTAGAACTATTGAACGGATATCATTAATTCTCCATATTTCTTTCATATTTATATCCGAATAACCTAATTTAATTGAAAGATGGCAAACATACCTATATGGCCCGGATCGTCCTCGTTTGATGACACAACACAACCTACACCATTTGAATTTTATAATTCAGATACAGAATTTGCAAGAGATGCTGATATGGTAGCTAATTGGTGTGCTCGAAGGTTAGGATATCCCTTAATAGACATAGAATTACAAGCTATAAATTTTTATGCAGCTTTTGAAGAAGCTGTAAGTGAATATGGTCATCAAATATATACATTTCAAATTAAAGATTCCTTAGCTAGATTAAGGGGATCTGTTACTGCTTCTACTGATAATACTTGGCAAAACTTAAACCAAGTTAATGTTAAAGATGACTTTGGTTCTCTTTTTGAATCTACAGCAGTAGGAGGATCTAGTGCAGGAGGAGGTGGTTCTTATGGTTCAGCTACAAGCAAAACATATTCAGCGTCATTAAACGTTCAAGAATCAACACAAAAATATGACTTAATAAGTGATGGGTTAGTAGATTGGGAATCAGGATCAGCAGCAATAGGAAGTGGTAGTTTAAATGTAAAAATAAAAAAAATATACCATTATGCTCCTTCAGCTATCAATAGATATTTTGACCCTTATGCAGGTACAGGTACAGGAATACAATCATTAATGCAAACTTTTGGGTTTGGTAATTATTCTCCTGGTGTAAACTTTATGTTAATGCCTATATATTTTGATGCTTTAAAACTTCAAGCAATTGAACTTAATGATACTATAAGAAAATCAGGATACCATTATGAAATTGAAAATGATCGATATTTAAAGCTATTCCCTATACCCGCAAATGCTTATAAACTATGGTTTGATTACACTATTGATGTATCTGATTTAGGAGGTGGTGTAGACCCTACAACAGGGGGAGCCGCAGGATTAAATACAGTTACAGATATGTCTAATGTTCCTTATGATAGACCTACATATTCTTACATAAACGAACCCGGTAGGCAATGGATTAGAAAATATACTTTAGCATTAACAAAAGAAATGTTAGGTAGTATAAGAGGTAAATATCAATCTTTACCTATCCCTGGTGCTGATACAACTTTAGATTTCTCTAGATTATTACAAGAAGCTGCAGCAGAAAAAGAAGCATTAATTACAACTTTAAGAGAAGATCTAGCAGGATTGACTACTAGGGCACAATATGAACAAATAGCATCAGAAAATGAAACAAAATTAACAGCTCAAACAGTTGAAGGTAGATATCAGATTTATATACACTAATGATTAAATTAAAAGACATATTATTTGAAAATAAAATAGTAGAAGAAAAAAAACCAATTAAGGAATTTGTAATTGCTTCATTAGCTATTGGTGCTTTATTTAAACTTTTAATGAAATGGTATAAAAAAAATGAAAAAAAAGGAGAAGAATTAGAAGATTTTATAAATTTTGAAAATATTGAAAAATATTTAGATAAAAATGATTAGTTTAAAAAAAATATTATATGAAGTTTTAAATAATTTTGCAGTAGAAGCAGATGTATTTATAGATTCTCAATTTAATACATATGATATTTTAAATGAAATTAGAGCTTTAAGAAGAATAACAGTTGTGTCTATTATTACCCCAGAGGATTATCAACAATCACCTGGAGATGAGTATATTAGACTTAGAATAAAATTTGTAACTAGAGGAGAAGCAGATACAGCATTACAAGAATTTTTAGATAGTGCTTTATCTACAGATAAAGGAGAAACAGAATATAGAATAGAAGGGTTAAAATCTATGAAATTTAGAGAGGGAACCTTAAAACGATTATAATGGCATTATTTGGAGGATCAAGAGACGTATCATTAATACACAGTTTGAATGGAGAGTTAATAAATGATATCATTCAAACAGAAATTGCTTATTATAAATTTGCATTAGAACAAACTGCAATAAATGTTTATGGTGAATCTCAAGGTAAAAATTATTATGAACCCTTAAGAGTATCATGTTTAATTAATAGAGAAGATCAAAGTTGGTCTTCTGAAGATTTTGGGTCTGATGTAAACCAAGCTATTAGTTTTTTATTTTTAAAAAAAGAACTAAAAGATTTAAGTTTAGTACCTGAAGTAGGGGATTTATTATTATTTAGAAATAATTTCTATGAAGTAGATGGAAGAGTAGAAAATCAGCTTTTTTTAGGAAAAGATCCTGACTATGCTATATCAACAGAAACTACTGATTTTGGAGGTAGTTTTTCTATAATACTTAGTACTCATTTATCAAGAATAGAAAAATTAAATTTAATACCATTAAGAAATGGTGCTTATCCTGAAACAGCAAAAGACACTGGGGAACTTGCAAACCAAGCTTGGTGGACTGAAGGTATAAGCGTATGGAGAATACGTAATGAAGAAACAACCCCAGAACCAGATACAACAGATACAACACTATTTACAGTACAATCAGGATAATGGCAGATAATAAACATATAGAACCAAAAAGACCTATCCCTAATAGAGGATATGATAGATTAAGAGATAATCTAAAGGCTAATTTTAGGCCAGGATTTCCTTCTATTGCGGGAGGTTATCCTCCTCCAGATACAAGACCTAGTATTAATAGGGGAGAGCAAGTATCAAGAAAAGATGACCTTGTAAAAGATATTTCAATTGGTTTACAAGATCATGATGAAGCTATAATGTATTATTTTGATAATGTAATAAAACCTACTGTTATTACTAATGGGGATAGAACAAAAGTTCCTATAATTTATGGAGCCCCTGAAAGATGGAAAGGTGTTCAAAAAGATGGATATTATAGAGATAAAGAAGGAAAAATACAAGTTCCTCTTATTATGTTTAAAAGAGATAGTGTTGAAAAACGAAGAGATCTTGGAAATAAATTAGATGGTAATAACCCTCAACTTCATTATACTTTTCAAGAAAAATATTCTAAAAGAAATACATATGATAATTTTTCAGTTTTACAAGGAAGGCAACCCCAAAAAGAAATATATAGAGTAGTAGTACCTGATTTTGTTATACTACAATATACTTGTACTATTTGGACTGACTATGTAGCTCAAATGAATAAATTAATTGAAATGATTAATTATACATCAGATGCTTATTGGGGAGATCAAGAAAGATTTAAATTTAATGCAAAAATAGATACGTATAACAATACCACAGAAGTAGTTCAGG